CGGCGGCACTAACTTTGTCAACCGCATCATCAACGGAGATATGCGGATTGACCAGAGGAACGCTGGGGCGGCGGTGACGGTTGATGGTGCGTCCGTTTATACGCTTGACCGCTGGAGAGCTACCGATGTGACGAGCGGGGCGTTTACGGTTCAGCAGTCATCTGTTGCGCCTTCCGGGTTCAATAACTCATCGCTGATCACGGTAACAAGCGCGGCGGGTAGCTACGCCTCTACAGATCAAGCTGACTTTATTCAGCGTATTGAGGGGTTCAACATTGCAGATTTTGCATACGGCACGGCAAGCGCGACCCCGACCACCTTGTCGTTCTGGGTTCGCTCTAGCGTCACAGGTAGCTTTGGCGGTGCGCTGCAAAACAATAATGAAAACTACTCATTTCCTTTTTTGTTTACGATTTCTGCTGCGAACACATGGGAATACAAAACCATCGCAGTGTCTTCGGCCACAGCAGGTACGTGGGTGACGAATAACGGACTAGGTCTTGTTGTTCGATTTTCGCTTGCAGCGGGAAGCTCTCGTCTTGGTACTGCTGGTGCGTGGGCTGCCGCCGACCATCGTGGAGCTACAGGACAAACCAACTTACTGTCCACAAGCGGAGCCACCTTCTACCTGACGGGTGTGCAACTCGAAGCCGGGGCAGTCGCCACGCCTTTTGAGCGCAGACCTTATGGGACAGAACTTCAGCTTGCACAGCGTTATTACTTAAGATATGGAACGACCACCACCGACTCACCTATGACAACAACTGGAGCGGCATCTAACACCACAGTGGCATACCCTATTGCAAACTTTCCAGTGACAATGAGGGCAGCACCAACACTTAGCAGGAATGGTTGTTATTTATACAACCCCGCACTAGGGGGAACAAACTTAACAAATCTAACATTGTCTGCGGCAAACACAAGCTACGCAATGCTGGCTGCTACTGTCGCAAGCGGATTGACAAGTCAAAACACGTATTTTGTTTCTTCCTCTGCTGCTAACCCATCGCACTTTATAGATTTTTCTGCGGAGCTGTAAATGTATCGATACATCAACAATTTTCAAGGGCAGACCGCTGGGGTGCAACGGTTGTCTGACATGGCAAGCATCCCCTTCGACCCCGCCAACACAGATTTTCAGGAATACCAACGCTGGCTGGCCGAGGGCAACACCCCTGAACCGGCTGAGACACAGGAGTGAGTAAATGGCTGACCATGAGATTGACCCCGTGAAGTACGGAGCCATGTGGCAGCGCGTCAACGACTACGAGCGTCGGTTCGAGGTCATTGACAAGAAGCTGGACAAGATGGAAGGCCAGATTGAAGAGCTACTCGCCCTTGCCAACAAGGGCCGTGGTGGGTTCTGGATGGGCATGACCATCGCCAGTTCAGTAGGTGCTTTTGCAGCATGGATGATTGCTCAAATTAAAGGCTAAATAATGCTTGCAGAACTTGCTAATCAATGGAGGGCTACCTATGTTACTGGAGTTAGCAGCTTGTAATGCAGCCTTCTCGGTTATCAAGGAGGCTGTAAGTAATTCTGGTGATATAATGAATGCTGGACAGGCCTTGTTCCAGTACTTTGATAATAAGGCGGTAATCCAGAAGAAAGCCAGTAGCAAAGGTGGCTCTGATAGAGGTGATCTTGAAGAGTTCATGGCGTTAGAGCAACTCAAGAAACAAGAAGAAGAACTACGTGAAATGATGATCTACCAAGGCCGAGCAGGTCTGTGGACAGATTGGCTAAAGTTCCAGCTAGAGGCTAAGAAGAAGCGTGAAGAAGCAGAGCGTCAGAAGTTTTTAAAGAAGCAAAGAATCATCGACAGGATTAAGGACACAGCTATGATTATCCTTGTTATTGTCTTGTTGGGTGGTTTAGGTCTTATTATTGGTGGAGCTATTTGGTATTCAAGGAGCGTATGAAAACAATACTTCTATTAGGCTTGTTGGCCTTGGTTGGGTGTCAAGACAGGTATCGCTATCCGTGTCAAGACCCTGCTAACTACTCCTCTCCTTCGTGTCAGCCTCCTGCTTGTGAAGCTGATGGAACCTGTACCAAATACTTATTGAAAGAACCTCAGAATGAAAACTGATTATGATGCTCTGCTTCGCTTTATCATTGGTGTAACCTTGTCACTTACTCTGGCTGGTATCGTTGGAGTAGTTTTGTTTAGTTTGGTCTTTGTGACCCAGCCGATGACAGCTATGGCTCCCAACGATGAGGCTTTCTTTGCCCTCATTACGCCTCTGGCTACGTTTATCACTGGTTCCTTGGGTACGCTATTGGCGATGAACAAGAAGCCCCCAGAAGCCCCTAAAGAAGAAGGTACAGAATGATTCCATTAGCAGGACTCCTAGAGATTGGCGGTAAGCTGGTAGACAAACTAATTCCTGATCCTGAAGCTAAAGCTCGGGCACAGTTGGAGTTGGCTAAGCTTGCTCAAGACGGTGAGTTGGCTAAGATTGCCAATGACACCAAGCTGTATGAGACAGAGCAAAACAACCTCTCAGCACGGCATACTGCTGACATGGCCTCTGACTCATGGCTCAGTAAGAATATCCGTCCTATGACCCTTGTAGCCATCTTCGTGGGCTACTTTGTGTTTGCAATGATGAGTGCCTTTGACCTTGAAGCTAATGAAGCTTATGTGACGTTGCTTGGTCAGTGGGGTATGTTGGTTATGTCTTTCTACTTTGGTGGTCGTACCTTAGAGAAGATTATTGATATGAAGGCTAAGAAACCATGAAACTATCTACAAACTTCTCTGTTGCTGAACTCTCTAAGTCTGAGGCTGCTACCCGACAAGGTTTGGACAACACCCCTAGCATGGAGGTGATTGACAGCCTTCAAGCACTGGTGGATAACGTCTTGCAACCTTTGCGTGACAAACTTGGCCCTATCGTTGTGACCTCTGGCTATCGTAGTCCTGCGGTTAATAAGGCCATTGGTGGTTCTGCTACCTCTGACCACTGCAAAGGCCAAGCTGCTGATATTGAAGTGTTGAATATGGATAACAAGGCACTGGCTGAGTACATTCGTGACAACATGAAGTTTACACAGCTTATCCTTGAATTCTACCGTAAGGGTGTGGCAGATAGTGGATGGGTTCATGTGTCTTACGATGCTAAGAATCTGAAGAACCAAGTCCTGACAGCAGTCAAGGTTGACAGTAAGACTGTTTATCACAACGGTATTCAATAAGAGGTCTTATGGAACAACAAGATTCATTTCAAGCTGCTATTGATTATCTAATAGCAAACAGGAAGAAGCCTGTCTTCACTAACAGAGGCTTGTTCACTGAACCTGCCCAAGAGACTAAGCCTAGCGTGGTGAATGGTCTGTTTGGTGACGAATACATCAAGCGTAACCAAGGAGGTGGTGAGAGCAGCTTTGAGCAACCGTTCACTGGTAACCCCTTCTCCTCTCCTAGAAACGGTTTGTCTTCTCTGACTGACGCAGCCCGTTATCGAGACCTAGCATCTGGTATCAGGAATAATTCTAATGCTGTTGGCGGGGTTACTAGCTTGTTGACAGGTAATCCTGTGGTGGGTGTCCTAGCTCGTTATGGCCTTCCTAAAGTGTTTGATTACTTGGGTGATCGCGCTTATAATCAGTATGGACAAGAGATGCAACAAATTGGTGGTGAGTTGTTTAACCCTACCAATCCTAACCTTGCTGCTCTCGCTTATAACGACCCTAACTACGATTCTTATCGTAGTGACTTCCCTGCTGGTGGTGTGACTTACGCTCCCGGTTCTCCAGCTACTTTCTACAACGATCCTAACTACGATGCTTATCGTAGTGACGTTAACGTAGCTGTTGGTGGGCCTATTAACACCTCTCTTATTCAAGGTACGTCCTTCGACGGTGGTCAACCGGGGGTAGGTATTGACAGTGGTAACTTTGACTTCGGCGGTGGTTATGGTACTTCCTTCGATGGCGGTAGTTCTTACTCCAACCAAGACCAAGCAGACCGTGACGTAGGCAACATGAGCTAAACCACCATGAAACACTCCATCGGGATAGACATCCCTGCCAACACACTTACTGAGATGTTCACTGTCCCTAATGGCTATGTGGCTGATGTGAGTATGGTGTTTGTAACCAACAACGGTACAGGCAACAAACACGTATCAGTTTACTGGCAGCATGAGCATGACTCTAATCACAAGATATACATCCTGAAGGAAGCTACTGTTAACGCTAAGACTTATGTGCAGTTCACCAACGGTTCTGTTGTCTTTAAGTCTGGTGACTCAATGAAGGTATTGACTGAGGCTGGAGCCACGGTAGCTGTAATTGTTACCTTTGACCTACGTAAAGAGCCTCCTTTGTATACCTTCCCTAACGAATAAGGAAAGAGAACAGCATGACCTATCTACAACTTGTTAACATGGTGTTGCGTAGGCTTCGTGAGAACGAGGTTACCACACTTCAGGGCGCGGCCCGACAAAACACATATCCTCGGCTGGTAGGGGATTTCATCAACGATGCCAAGCGGATGGTTGAACAAGCATGGGACTGGTCTTCTTTGCGTACCACTCAGACAGTGACCACTCAGGCTAATGTCTTTAACTATGTACTGACTGGCTCTAACAACCGCTTTGAGGTCTTGAACGTCCTGAACGACACCTCTAACTGGTTTATGCACTATCAGACTGCCTCTTGGTTTGACCAAGCCTATTTGTTGGATGGGTCTGTTAATACTGGCAGCCCTGCCTACTACAGCTTCAACGGTGTAGACGCTAACGGAGACACTCAGGTGGATGTCTACCCTAAGCCTGACGGTGTGTATACCCTTCGGTTTAACGTGGTACAGCGCCGCCCTGACCTTTCTGCGGATACCGACACGGTTATCGTCCCCTACCGCCCTATCGTCCTTCTAGCTCAGGCTATGGCGATTGAGGAGCGAGGTGAAGACGGAGGTAACGCAAGTCAGTGGGCATACCAACAAGCACAAGCAGCACTGAGCGATGAGATTGCTCTTGACTCAGCCCGACACCCTGAAGAATTGATTTGGCGTGAAGTATGAAACAATTACAAAGCATCTCTGTGGTAGCTCCGGGCTTCTCCGGGTTGAACACACAAGACAGCAGTGTCTCCCTGCCTAACAGCTTCTCGCTGGCTGCTGATAATTGTGTCATTGATAAATATGGTCGTCTAGGGGCACGTAAGGGCTGGACGATGCAGACAACAGACGGTGATGATGAACTTGAAGGAGAGAGTATTCAATTTCTTCATGAGCACACCAATGCTGACAACACATTGACCGTCCTTAGTGGTGGTAATAATAAAATATTTAAAAATGGTGTGTCTGGGGTATTGACAGATGTGACCCCAATGAGTTATACTATTACTGCTAACTATTGGAAAGCAGCAACTATCAACGATGTTGCTTTGATTGTTCAAGAAGACCATCCACCTTTGATTTATTCTGAGGCAGCAAGCCCAGAGTGTCAAGAGCTAACCGATTACAAGGTTCATACTCCTTCCTATGCGTCTAGCTACCCTAACGATGTTTTAGCTGCTTATGGACGGTTCTGGGTGCACGATGGATCGACTGTCTACTGGTCTACCGATATTGCAGATACCAACTTTCCTGCCTTTGCAGGGGGAACCAGCGGTACTCTGAACATTGCCTCTGTCTTGCCTAAGAACGTAGACCGTATTGTGGCTCTGGCAGCACACAATGATTTCTTGATTATCTTCTGTGAGTATAACACGGTTATCTACAATGGGGCTATCAACCCTATCAGTGACTCCTTTGCTCTGGCAGATGTGATTGACGGTGTTGGTTGTCTTGCTCGGGATTCAGTTCAGCATACAGGCACTGACCTGTTGTTCCTGTCCCACGAAGGTGTGCGGAGCTTGGGTCGAGTGGTTCAAGAGAAGTCCCTGCCTCAGCGTGATTTGACCCGTAATGTCCGAGATGACCTTTCTGGTTATGTAACTGCTGAAACTGACTACAACAGCATCAAGAGTGTGTACTCTGAGAAAGAAGCCTTCTATCTCTTGTCTTTCCCTTCCCTGAGTACTGTGTACTGTTTGGATATGCGAAGAGCATTGGATGATGGTTCTGCAAGGGTAACACGGTGGGTGAGTCATGCAATTACTGCTTTTACCCGCACCCGTGACCAATCGGTCTATCTAGGTAAACCAGACGGTATCGGTAAATATTCAGGGTATCAGGACAGAGGTGTGTCGTACCGTATGCGGTATGCCAGTACCCACATTGACTTCCAAGACAGCACCATGACTAAGGTTCTTAAACGAATCAATGCTGTGGTGATTGGGGGTAAGGGACAACCTTTCACGATTCGCTCGGGTACAGATTATGGTGGTGCTAACTTCTTCTACGATTTGGAAATCCAAGACTCAGGCTTACTGGCATGGGGAATTGGTGAATGGGGTGTTAATGAGTGGAGTGCAGGTATCAACGTGGAGAAAGTCCACACCCCTGCGAATGGCTCTGGTAAGACCATTCAAATCTTCTTTGAAGCAACCATCAATGGAGCAGAATTGAGTGTTCAACGACTAGACCTGTTCGTTAAGACGGGAAGGATTAATTAATGGCAAACTATACACCTATCACTGACTTTGCTGCAAAAGATTCACTCCTGCCGGGAGATGCTGAAAAGATTGCACGTGGTTCTGACATCACCGATGAGCTTAATGCCATTGCAACAGCGATTGCAACCAAAGCTAACACAGCCTCACCTACGTTCACAGGGACTATTGATGGTCTGTCGGTGGACTGTGGTTCATACTAAAGGATAAGACAATGGCAGAACAATCAGGTTCTTTTTGGGGCGACCTAGCTCAAGCAGGTGCTGGTTTTTACTCGGCTAATGCAGCACGAGATGCAGCTAGAGAGGCTGCTCAAGCTCAGAACCAGTTAGGACAGCAATTAGCTTCCTATGCTGAGTTTAAGCCCTACAGCGTGACCTCTGGTTTTGGTACTGGCTACTTTGATACCAATAAGGGCACGGCTGGCTATGAGATTGATCCTCTCTTGGCTAGGTATCGTGACCAACTGTACTCTATGGGTGCAGGTGCTATCGACCAAGCAGCTATCGATCCTAACGTAGCTGCTCAACGATTCTTGTCTCAACAGCAAGGTTTGTTGGCTCCTACCCGTCAGGCTGAGGACATCGCTCTTCGACAGCAGCAGCTTGGTCGTGGACGTATCGGCTTGGGTCTGAGCACTCAAGCTATGGGCGCAGGTAACGCAGGTGGTTATGTTAACCCTGAGCAATACCAACGTGACTTGGCTCGTAGCCGTGCTGACGCTGAACTGGCTACCCGTGCCTATGACTACGGTCAATCTGAAGTTGATCGCTTCTTGGGTCGGGGTACTGGTCTGTTCACTCAGGGCTTCGGTGTTGAAGAACTGGGTATGAAGCCTCTGGGCTTTGGTGCTGATCTAGGTAAGGCAGGTTCTACTGCTGGTGCAAACCAAGCTCAAGGTCTTTTGGCTACAGGTCAAGCAGCAATTAATGCTAACCGTAGTGGTCAACTGGCTAAGGCCAATATGTATCAGCAAATCCCCGGAATGTTTAGTCGATAAGGAATATCAGCATGGAAGACACTACTTCATTGTTTAATTATCGTAACCCCCGGAGCATGATGGCTGACCGTTTTGCTGCTCAACGGCAAGCTCCTTCTGGTAGTTTGGATGAGATGACTGTCCAGCTAGGGGGTAATGCTGGTTCGTTGATTGGTAATGCCTTGTTTGGTGGTCGTACCTCTGCTATGGCAGAACAGGCGGTGCTTAACGAAGCAATCAAAGAGTCTGAGGTTGCTGAAGACCCTGATGAGCGTTTGTCTCTCTTTGCCAATGCTTTACGTAAGCGTGGCTTGGAAGGATATGCTCAGAAAGTAGATGCTCAGTTGCAGGGTCGTATTAAGGCCCGTACAGACGCTCAGACTGCTCAGGCTAAGGCTATAGAACAACAACAACGATTGGCTTCTTTGGCTCGTGTTGTGCAGCAGAAAACGGGTCTTAGCCCTGAAGAATCTTTGGCTTTAGCCCAAGACCCTGCTACTGTTCGTGAACTAATAAAAGTTGAAACTCAGGTTGTGGAAGCTAACGGGCGACAGGTACTTGTTAATAAGAACACAGGTGCGCCTATTCGTGATCTTGGTGCTGCTCCTGATAAACGTAATGTGACTAACGTACAAGTAGGCGGCCCTGATACTACCAGTAAGGCTTTTGAGGTTGCTGATTCAAAGAGCTTAGGAACTCTCCGTGATGCCGCTTCTGCTGCTTCTGGGCAGCTTGGGTTCATTGCTCAGGCACGGGAGCAAGTTCAAAGTGCCGCTGTTGCTGGTACAGGTGTTCCGACAGTTGTCCGTGGCCTAAACGCCTTTCTTGCGCCTTTGGGCATCAATGCAGACCAAGTTGCCAAGACTCGTAACCTTGAACAAGCATTGAACTCTATTATTGCTCAGGGTATTAAACAGTATGGTGCTAACCCATCGACTGCTGACTTGGAGTTTGCAAAACGAGCTTCTGCAAGCATCACTGATCCGAAGCAAGCTATTGCTGAAACTTTGGATTATCTGGAGAAACGGGCTAACGCCTTGATTAATAAAACGGATGCTGCTGAGGCATATCTCCTAGAGAATAAGAACCTTGGTGGTTTTGAGAAGTTTTGGGCTAACCAGCAACAAAATCAAAACAACCCACCACAACAGCCGGGAACGAAGAAGACAAAGAGTGGCGTAAGCTACACAGTTGTTCCTCAAAATTAAGGAAAAGGTATGAACTTCAAGTATGTTATCAATAACCAAGAGGTTCTTACCGACAGGGAGTTGACAGACGCAGAGATTGATGAAATCGCTGCTGATATAGGTGGAACCCCTCTTGCTGATAACCAATCAGAGGCTGAGACTCGGCGGCTTGCTTCTAAGAAAGAAGTTAAAACCACTACGAAGCCTTCTATGTCCTCTGTGGTAGACGCTGCTATGGACAGACAGAAACAATTTGAGACTCAGTTTCGTCAAGGGGCTGTAGAGAACCTCCCTGCTATTGCTGGTATTGGTCTCCCCGTGGCTGCTACTGCTATTTCCGGGCCTTTAGCACCTGTAGCCTTGGCAGGTCTTGGTATTATGGGAAGCATGGCAGGAGAAACCTCCCGTCAGCAACTACAAGGTGAAGACTTCAACATTAGCAAGATTGGACAAGAGGGTCTTCTGGGTGCTGTTGGCGAGGGGATCGGCAAGGCTCTACAAGTCGGTGTTCCTGCTGGTGTCCGTTCTATTAAGAACTTATTTGGTGTTGGTGACGCAGCTCCTCGTGCCGCTATTCCGTTAGCAGAGCGACAACTTGCACAAGAGACAGCACAAAGGCTAGGTGAGTCAATCCCTGCTTCTCGTGTTGGAGGCGAGGTAGCCCAGTTGTTTGAAGGCGTAAGTAGAGCAGGTGTCGGTCAAGGTTCCTTCACGGCAGCAGAGTCCCGTCTTGGTGATGCTTTAAACAAAGAGGTGCGTCGAATCATTGACAACGTGACTTCTAATCCTATGTCTGATGTGGAGACAGGTCAAGCCCTGAAAACCACCTTAGAGTCTGCTGAAAAAGCAATCAAAGACACAGTGGCTCCTTTCTACAACACTGTTATTCCTACACGGGGACAAAACATCCCTGTGGATATGACAGCGTTGAGCAAAGAAGCAAAGGAAGCCTTGAATAAGTCTTTAGCCATGAGTCAATCAGGACGTACCCCTCTTGGTTTGGAAGCAGAAGATGTTGGTCTACTGAAGCAACTAGCAGACGTAAAATCTAATATGTCTTTTGCTGAGGCCCATGAGCTTCGTAGCACATTGTTGGCACAAAGCCGTAAGCTGGAAAGCAAGTATGGCCCTGATAATGATTTTAGTCGTTTGGTAAAAGGAGCGATTAAAACTGTTAACAGCCAAATGGACACTGCTGCTGAGGCTTTTGACCCTGAGTTGAAGAGCTTGTATAAAGAGACTAGCAAACAATATCGGGAAGCTATGTCCACGTTGTTTGATAAGACTGTTGTACAGCTATTGAACAAGAATCCTGAAAAGGTAGGAGATGCGTTAGGCGCTAGTGGTAACGTCACAGAAGCTCTAAAGGTTCGACAGGCACTTGCCTTAGCTACTAAAAACAACGTAGCAGGGGTCAAGAAGCTAGAAGAAAACCTGCTTCGTGGTTATTTGCAACAAGTGACTAAAGGATTTGATGGGAACCTGAGCGACTTTGTGACACTAGGTGACAAGCTTCGTGATCCTAAGTTCAAACGAACTTTCAATGTCATGATGCAAATGAACCCCGATGTTCGAGGTAACGTGGAGAAACTAATCCGAACTGCACGGGTGGCTCAGGACACCAGCAAGCCTTCTATGCTTGGTGGCGGTTCGATCGCTGCTGCTACTTTTTCAGCGGCTGCACTTCCTGCTTTCGTTGCGGGTGGCGGTGCTGATGTTGCTGCTGGTGCTGGTGTAAGTGCTTTGGCTGCTTTAGGTTTTAGTCAAGCTGTTATGGCAAGGGTTTTAACAAGCCCTTCGGCAACTAATACTTTGTTAGCTGCTGAAAGAGCTTTCCAATCAGGAAAATATGCCAAAGCTGCTGAGATTATTCAAAACTCTCAGACTATACAACGTATCATCGGTCAGTCTTTAGCTCGTACAGAGCCTGTGGCGCAAGGTGTTGTAGGCATTAACCAAGGAGAATAATATGCCCTGTGGAACTAAAAAGAAGGGTGGCAAGAAGCCACCAAAGAAGTACTAACCCAAGGTACAAATAGAAAAGCCCCGCAAGGTAGACTCATAAGGTCTACTTTGACGGGGCTTTGTCGTTTCTACGTCAGAAACAATCGTTTCTTATTTCAATACACGGTACTGAGAGTGAAGAAGCCAAGGTGAAGGCTGATGCAGTTACCAAGCACTCCTTCATCTGCCTTATCATTATCACTATCAACCACCAGTATTTCCTCATATTCCAGTCCGAAGACTAGACCTGTTTTCCAACTAAAATCAAAGATCATACACTCTCCTTAGTGGCTACTTGAGCCAAGAAATCTTGAATTTCAAACATCAAGTCGTACAGCTCAGAGTAGTCTGCTAAGAACAAAGGGACATTGGGGATGTCTGACATTGTATTAGCAATTTCCTCTAGCAGTCGTTCAGCTTCTTTTTCCATAGTCATTCCTTTGTTAAGGTAATTTTTTTTACCTTAGCGAACTGGGCAAGCGCCTGTAGCACACTCAGCATCGTCCAGACCAATATCCAGCGAACTGATGCTGGTAATCAATCGGGTCTTAGCCACCAACTCGTCATACTGCTCTTTCGTAATCTCTTCCAGAGGAGCTTGTTTGAACCCATGCTCATTGTGCAGCAGGAACGACAAACTCTTATGGTTGGTCTTGTAGTTCTTCTTCAAGTATTTCTTGATCTCAGGCAACTCCTCCATACGATAGTACACAGTACAACTCACACTGTTATCACTCCACTCAGACTGCAACCACTTGATAGTCTCCAACTGGTCAAGAGCAGTCATGTCTTTAGCCAACACCGCATTGTCAGGGTGTCGGAAGGGGAAAGACACAACCATTGTTGAACGATCTTCTGAACCATCAAAGTTCTGCTGATACTCCACAGGGTATCCATGATCTCGACAAGTCTGAACCAACGGGTGATTGGCACTGATACGAATACGACGAATCATGTATCGGGCATAGGCTGGATGACAACCCGGAGTCACACCGGGGAGCAACGACAGCGTACCAGAAGGCTTGACCGTGGTAATCTTAATCGACTCAGGGAAACCATTTTTAGCAGAATACTCCTTATCAAACTCACGCAACTGTGTATACACATCCTTCAACCATGTCTTCTGTTCCTCAGACGACTGCAAGACACCAGTGATACCGATACCCATACGCATATTCTTGTGGACAATCTCCTCAGTGACCTTCAGGTGGAAGGGCAGAGCCAGAGAGTGTTTGTTCACTCGGTACAGTAGTTTGGCTACATCAGCCAGTTCTTCCTTACTTGTAATGTTCGGCAGGTAAATCTCTGCCAAGCAGCAAGTCTCTCCGTCTGCTAGGCTCTGTTCCGCACAAGGATTATATCCTTGAACCTCCGGGTCAGGGTATTGTGTCTCTCCCAAGCGTCCAACTTTGCGGGACAGCTTGAGATTGATGAGTCCATAAGGCTCTCCCTTACCTTCGTAACCATCCCAGAAGAAATCATGTAAGTCTCCGATGTCGTGGCAGACGACTGAGTTATTAGACATTGCTCTCCACGAGGGAATATTACCCAAGTCCCATCGCTTCGCAAGTAGGTATTCAACATCGTCAGCATCTCCAATAGCAATCTGAGCACTACGGCGCACGTTACCTGCAACGACAACAGCACCGATAATGTTCATGATGTCCAAGCAATCAACTGGACGGAGCCACTTACCTGCTCGTTTCTCCAGAATCTCGCCAATCTTACCGATACCCCACACCAAGTCCTCTGGGCCACTAGCAGTACCACCAAAGCCCTTGATAGGAGCGCCTTTAGAACGAATCAACTGTGTTGAGTAGCTGAACGTCTGCTTGCCACTCTTATGGGCTAGAAAGGCCGCTTTGAGCGTTTTGCCGAGTAGTGCCACCCAGCCCTCACGAGAGTCAGGAACAATAAAGTCAGCGTCAGCAGCATCAAGACGGGTAGGCCGAACAAAATTCTCATTGACAGGAGGAAGTTTCTCCACATTCTGCTTTTGAATATTGTAACCAACTCCAGACCCCAACATCAACAAATCCATTGCCCAAGTAAACGGCTCCACGGGAGAGTTCACCACCTTAAATGCACAGTTCTGAAGGCTTGCCCCACCCAGTTTACCCACTGTGTCTGTACCCAACTGCCACAGGAATCGACCTGCAACAGTACCCTTCAACTCCAGCATATAACGCTTCAGACGCTGCTCTTCATCCAAGGTAAACCCACAGCCCAACTGCTTACGAGCACCTTCGACAACACGGTTGATGGTGTCTTCAAACTCTTCGGTAGGGCTATCAGCATCATTCTCGTTCAAGCGGCGAGAATAGGTACGCTTGTAGGTCAGGTAACCAACGGAGCTGAACGGGGTAACAATTTCATTCGTCATTCAAATAATCCTTTAATTTATCTTGTTGTTCTTCAATCTCGTCACTGAACTTCTCCACGATGTCCTCGCTTCTAATGTTCAGTAACTCTATGAGCATAGTCTCTTCTACTTCACGAAGACGCTCCTTCAGTTCTGGGAAAGTGATCTCATTCATATGCTTCAATCATCTTATCCAAATACCAACGAGCCTTCTTCAGGTCTTCCACACCATTCTTGTCCATGAAGCGCATGAGGTATTGCATCATCTGCACATAGTCAGCATACTGCATTGCCCCACCTTTAGTAGGCATAGGAGCAGCCCACATCTTGTCTGCTAGTTTCTCAATCACATCTCGAACCTCAATGCCTTCTGCCTCAAAGAGCATATAGTGTCGTGGGCGGTTCACAGTGTCATAGTCTTTCTTACCAAAGGTTTCACGAAGAGCATCAGCAGGTCGCTTCCACACAGGACTATCATCCACATCTTTAAACACATCCTGATGCACATACCGTGAGTTCATAAAGCAACCATTACAAGGATACTCTCGGTGGTCTTTGTACTGATAGAAGCACCCATCACAGTCATGATTTTTCATCTTTCTTCTCCCCTCCGTATTTACGGCTTAAATACTCAATACTAAGGAACATCTCATCAAAGTGACCATCTTCAACCTCATTGAGCATTACAAGACCTCGCCAGTGTTTGTTCGACAACTGATCCATGTAATCCTCATCGTGAAGATAGTAACTCCCTGCGATGATACCACAGATTGACTTACCATCAGCTCTCTTACCATAAGCTACCTGCTTACCTTGCATATGCCCTGCAACACAACTCATGTGGAGCTTGTTAACCAAGACAGAGGCACTGGAAGCAGGACGACCCATTGCGCCAACAGGCCAGTAGTGGTTGAACCCCACACCATTAATGAACACTGGATGTAAGAACTCATGTACTTCCCAATCCTTCTCATATCCAAGGTCTTTGGTGCTGATAAGCCCCTCCAACATTGGGTTATTGTTCACCGCACGGTTGATACGATTCTCGTGATTACCTAGCGTCAGAATCATCCGAGGCTTGTAGACCTTCTCCTTGTTCCGTTTCAACCGATCCTGTTCATCCCGCAGAGGCTGTAGAAGAAGCTTCATAGCCTCTTTAACAGCCTCTACGTCCTTCTGGTAGCGTAAGCCTTCAAAGTACTTAGAACCCTTGATGTCGTGTGTCGAGAGACTAGGCATATCAGCGAAGTCTCCTATGTTCACAACCACATCAGGTTTATAGTCTACGATAGCCTTACCCACCCAAGTCAAGTGTTGGAGAGGAATACCCTCCTTCACCTGACAGTCTGGTATGACTAGGATTCTCATTGACCATAGCCTTCATCATCCCATTGCTTGACTGCAACATCATCAAAGGTAGGGCGCTGTTCAATAGTCCATTGACCCCAAGCCATGCCACCAACAGCTACTTTCTCAAGGAGACTGTAACCATAGACACCACCGAGGAAGTCTAGGTATTTGCACAGGTGGTCAGACCACACAGTATCGTCTGCAATCTCAAACTCTCGGATGGTTGTACCTTCTTCCAAGTGTTCAATCTTAAATGTAACCTTGTATTTGCCTTCATTCACGTTCATTTCCTGATCCTTTAAAAATATTTATTCACCATACTGCATTAATGCAACCCAAGACACTGGGTAAAGCTTCTTAGCCTCAGCGTCAATCATCCTTGCAATCTCCTGTGTTTCCTTCTGCGTGTGAGGGTCTAGCCGCAGCTTACACATCTTAGCAAAAGCAAACAAGGTTCCACTCCAAATCCATTCAGTCATCGTGTTCTGAGGCAACACCATACGAGCTTGCTCAGGACATACACCATTCTTCATCAAGGTGTAATAAGCATCTAAAGCATACTGTGTAGTCATCTTAGCAATCTCTACCTGAGAACCTTGATCGACAAGCAGACCGCCGCTGCCTTGCTTCACGTTCTCAGCAGATTGACGCCACCCTTCAGGGAAGTAGACTTCAGGTTCATCAGACACGTACCTACGACTAACCTCATTCCAAGGCAAGTATTCGTGCTTCACCAACTGACGAGCTACGAAGATTGGAGCCTTGACTCGGAAAGACATAAAGCAGTGATTGAAGGGACTCTTGTGCTTATGCTTTGCAAGATACTTAATCAGCTTGGCGTCCTTCTCAGGTAACTCCATGCAGATTGTATCTGTATCAGACCAAGAAGACTGCTTTGCGAATGACACCCTTGCTGCGTTAACAACACTGAGATCATCCCCACACCAGTCCAAGAGTTCTACACTTTGTTTAGCTGTCTTCATTCTGTTTAATCACAAGGTTAGGGTCATACTTCTTAGCATCCTCAATAGCAGCTTCCAATGCCTTGACGAGGCCCAAGCGAACAAAGGACATCACTTCTTCCTCTGTCATATCACTGATGCTGAAGTCTGCACTTCCGTCTTCATTCTCTCTAAACTGCTCAATTTTCATCTTTATTTCCAATCAACTTAAAAAAGTAGTCTGCATCAACGATAGCCAAAGGCTTCGCTCCGTTCTGCTTCACCACCACCAAGGGCTGTCGTGTCCCATGTGCTGCTGCCTGTTTGTAGAAGCTGTACACCCCCACCTTAGCCATGCTCTTGCACTCTATCTGGTATGGATACATCTTCCTAGCAGCAGGGGACAACTGCACATCCTCTCCTCCTGCACCCATAGACGTACTCTTGATGTCGTCAGGCTCTAGCTCTGGAGCATATTCCAACAGCTTGTCCCGAACCCATTGCTGGAGCAGTCTACCCTTCTGTTTAGCACTCTGTGGTGTCATTTAACCCCCGATTGAGGACGAGACATCTTACTCTCGTTGTACTGATGCAAGAACGCCCCGAACGTATCAACATACTTCTCATCATGGTTATTCTCACCCATAGTGAACAGGATGGCGTGAACCAACTCGTGATAGAAAGTAGTCTCCTTTGACTGCTTCGAGAGTTCCTTACGGATACGGATTGTGTGTTCCTCTGGATAACACATCCCTTGGTCGTAGAACCCTTCAGTCTCAATCACCTTCCAGTAACAACCCGCTAGCTTGAAGGCACAGGGGATGTTTGGGGAAAGCTGTACATTTGACCCTTGTGTCGCCTTAACCATAGAAGTTGTCCTGATTCAAGTAACCGTTCATGTGATACTCCCTTATCTTCGTATGCAGCCTTTACAGCCTCATACATCTCTAACTCGGTCTTGGCTTCTTTCAGTATCTTCTCTGCCTTCTTAGGCCCGATACCGTCTAAACCCAAGATGTTATCTATTCTGTCCCCAGTTAATAGCTGAGTGTAGAAGCTACGGTATCCTTCTTCCTCCGTAACATAATACTTCTCATCCTTAACAGGGTTGTAGTGCCAGCCCACAAGCTGGTTAAGGTCTTTATCCACATGGACAATCCACCCACCGTCAACACTAGCCTCAGCCACTGCATCGTCAGCCTCGTCACCATCAGTCATTACAGCCCCTAGACGCAACAAGTGTTCCCTGAGCACCTCATAGTGTGGAGGTCGCTCTAAGTCCTTCCTATTGCCCTTATAAGGCACTGTAGTGGCTAACTCATACCTGTAGTTGCCTTTGCCAGTGATCCAAGCCTTGTAGTCATCAGCCTTGAGCTTCTCGTACACAATATCAAACAGTAGCTTAGTGAGCCGACTCTTGGCGATCTCTTCGCTTGCTTCTCTATCTGCAAACCCGATTCGATACACCAAAAAGTCAGCATCAACCAGAGCCAGTTTAGGCTCTTCTGTCATTACAGAACAGCGTCTTCCTCAGCCACCACAGCTTCAGGCTCATACTTCTTCAAGTCGGTGATGGTAATCGTCTTCAACGAAGGGGCGTTACCATGCTTACCAGAGAGCTTGTGAGTGTAGCTGGACACAAGAAACACACCACGAGTACCGTTACCGATGTCCTTGATGGCTACTTCCTTACCAGAATTGTCTTTAGGTTCAAACACAAACTTAGACTTGCAGACAATGTAGTCACCCATCTCAGGCTTGTTCTTCACCTTAACCCCGAGAGAGGTTAATGCTGCCACCGCACCTGCGCTGAGTTCTCCAATGGTCGCCTCGTACTTCACATTGTCGTCATTGAACTTGGTGTTAAACTCGTTCATCCAACGGCTCCAAAACAAAGTACCTTCAATCTTCACTGGTTTCAAATCGCTCATTTCAATTTCCTTTAAATTTCAATTTTAAGAATTGGGAGTCTTTCCTCCCTGCCATACTATTAGTGTAACACACCCGAATTGGGTTTGTCAAGCACTTTATTAATAATATCTTCCATTTGTACCTCAGTTTCTTTTAGACAACTAAGGAACACTGCATACGCCTCACCTACGGAGATTTCCCCTTCAAAGTCTACCTTCAAGGTGTCCTCCCCTACCTCAATGATAATCTTCCTCAGTGCGTCTGTCGCCATGATTTTCCTATCTTGTATTCACCATCCAAAGGACAGCGAAGGTTAAAGTGTTCCCCTGCTGCCCTGATAGCTACCACAGCCAGTTTCCCTACTGCTTCAGCATCATCAGGATGACATTCTATCTGCCATTCGTCGTGAACATTTACCACAAACTTAGCACGTAGTTTGTTGCATCTAATGTCCTTCTCCAGCACCACCAAGGCTTGTTTCATGACCACCGCCCCTGCGCCTTGAAGTAGGCTATTGAGTGCCGAATGTTCGGAACGTACCCAAATCTTTCTACCATCAAGCCCCGGTACAAAGCCCTTACCCGCATACTTGGCAACCGTATCTCGTAGACGCTGGAGCGCGGGAGTCGCTCTAAGGAAGGCAGTGGTAAGTCTGCGACCCTCTTTAGCCGATCCACCAACAATAGAACCGATCTTGTCCGGCCCTGCACCATAGAGGAAGGCGTAGATAAACGTCTTCGCCTGATCCCTCGTTTGTAGACCAGCAGCTTTTTGGTTCTTCGTATGGACATCCGTTCCGTCCTTACTTGATCCCTCAACGACAGTCTTGACATAATCATCATCTTTCATGTAGTGAGCTAACATCCGTAGCTCAAGACCAGAGGCATCAGCCCCTACCAACACATAACCATCGTCCACAGTCCAGCACTCTCGACACTCAGGCCCATACAGTGACCCAGAGTTAGGAATCTGAGCCATGTTAGGACTACTGTGTGTCATCCTGCCTGTCACTGCTCCATTGGTCATAACCCTGCCATGCACACGACCATCAGAACCTACACAGTCAAACCAAGACTTGATCTGAGAGATACGCTTTTGCAAGAGTAGGTAGTCTTTAATCAGTTCCGCTGTCTGCTTTAGCTCTTGTTTGTTTTTCACAGTACCCTCCTTCTTTCGAGTCTTTTGTTTTCATCCGAAATACAGGCTCAAAACCATTAGGAGCGCCCTCTGGATATTCTTTTTTCCAGTAAAAGTGCCCAAGCCCTGTGTCGTAATAAGCGAAATGTTCGTATTCCACTTCACGATAAAGTTCTACCTCTAACCCTCTTAAAGCAGCCTCTGCTGCTCTTGAGGGAAGTGAGTATCCTTTAAGTTCAACAACAAGATTTTGAATATGTTTTAACATAGTGTTTATTTTTTGTTCTTGAATCTCTTTATTCATTTGTCACACTCCTTAATAATTTCATCTAACACAGCCTCATCCACAATCACCTGACCCTTATCCGTATGCTTCTTAGGCCGCCAGCCAAGCTCCATCAGCTTTTCAGCGATTTGTTGTCTTGAACCGGGATTGAAAGTAACAACGGAGTCTTTGAGTCGCTTTCCAGTCTTTTCTGAGATTCGCTCAAGGGTGACTGGAGGCCACCTCTGCTGCATCTGCTCATAAATTCCGTCCAGCTTCCCTTGAATGTCAACCAACAGATTTGTTGCATATACCTGATCCAGTTTAAAGCCATTCTTTTCCTGCTTCGAGATGATAGCAGCTACCTTGTGTTCTAACTCAACGGATTGAGTAGAAAACTCTTTCTCATTGAGTAATTTAACCAAGTGGTGATACAACACCTCTAGCACATCAACGTCCCTGACACAGTAATGATCCATCAATGCTTCGTGTGGCTCATCAAACTCCAGTAGCTTAGGTGTGTCCTTCTCGCTACGGTTAGTCATCCAAAGCCATACAGCTCGATAGTCAATCTTCTGTAGTCCAAGCCTTTCTCCCCATGCCTCTAGGCTGTGTCCGTTCTCTAGACTCGGATCTAGTAGGCGGCTTACAATCAGTGTATCGAATACCTGATTCCCATGAATCTTCGTATTCCAAAGCCTGTTCAACACTGGAAAATCGAAGTTGATGCCGTTGTGAGCGACTATCAACGTAGTGTCCTTTAAATACTCCACGAGGGGCTTTGCTTGTTTCCATAACTTTGTCTCACCTGTGTCAATGTCTTTAGTCACCACCACCCAAATGTGGTCATGCTTCGTGTTGGTTTCAATATCCAAGAGGATACGTTTCATCTCAATCCTTTGTCACAGAGGTGCTTCTCCGTTCTTTATAAACACATGGTCAAACTCGTTGTTCTGATGCCACACATCAGAGGGTTCCTGTTCCTTCTCACAGATACAGCGATCCACCCAGATAGGCTCAGAGGGGAAAGGCCAGCAGTCATTGATGACTGACAACTGAATCCGGAAGTCGTTACGACCTACCTCAATGCCTCTCTGATTCTCAAACTTCCAAATAGTTCCGTTCATACGTCAAACTCCTCATAGGACATAAACTCTTTCTGTCGCTGTGTATCCATCTCTGAGTAACTCTCAAAATGGTTCTCACCGCAGCACTGGAAGCTGTGTTTAACATCATCACAGTAGCAGCAGTATTGGGTACTGTCGTTCATCAGTTCTTCGTGTCGTTCTTGCTCAGTCATAGCACTTCTTCCTTTTGTTCAATCATTCGACCTGTCATCTTATCATACTTCAGGCCACAGGCAGGGCCAGTGTAACCGTTGTAACGATTCTTGGCAACAGCTACCTTGGTAGTGTGTCGCTCCTCTTCGTTCTCTGCCATGCTGTTACGCTCCAATGTTATCACAGCATCGCTCAGTTGTGCAATAGCACCTGATCCACGTAGTTGTGATAAAGAGACACTACCACCATCTTCGTGGCCTGAGTTGCCTTGTGGCCTACGGAGGTGAGACACACAGATCAAAGTCACTTCCAGCTCCTGTACCAGTGTACGGAGCTTGGTCATCATGTTGTCTATAGCTTTCCGTTCATCACCCACATCTTGACCAGATACAACAATGCTAATGTGATCCAAGAATACAACACGACAATCACACGCTTTAGCCATGTATCTGATCCGGTTGGCGATGTTGTCCACATCACTACTACCAAAATGGTCAAACAGATAAATACGATTGCTTCCAAGTGTAGCATCAAACGAATCCTTTAGTTCCTTTTCAGTCACAGGTGTGTCCGGGAGATGCAACAGTTTGTTTGCATGGAGACTCATAATACTCCGTGCTGTCTTACGTGTTGACTCTTCCAAAAACAACCCACCAATGTTCCATGTTGTCGTCTTGAGCAGGTGATACAGAATCTCCCGCAAGAACTGACTCTTACCCAACCCGCTTCCGGCAGTAACCGTGATTAGCTCGGCAGGACGGAAACCATAAAGCAGCTTATTCAAGCCTTCCCACGGGTACTGTGCCTCTGCCACAGGTTCAGGTTTAATGACTTCCTCCCACAGCGAGGCAGCATTGATGATACCGTCAGGAATGTAGACCTCAGCCTTCCACCACTCGTTAACGAACTCCTTTGAAGCCCCTGCCTTGAGATAGTCACAGGCATCCTTAAAACCTGCCTTGTGCTGCACGATCTTGGCCTTCTGACCGAACACCTCAGCCACCTCTTTAGCAGCCTTCTTACC